TACGTTTGCTGCTCAGAATGAGCTGTTCCTCAAGGTCTTCGCTGGTGAAGTTCTCCAGACGTTTGAGACCACCACGGTGATGAAGGACAAGCACATGGTCCGCACCATCACCAGCGGCAAGTCGGCCCAGTTCCCGGTAACGGGTACGGCGACGGCTGCGTATCACACCCCCGGCCAGGATCTGGCGACTGACGGTGCTTACCTCAACGCCATCAAGTCTGCTGAGCGCGTCATCAACGTGGACAGCCTTCTGACCTCCAGCACGTTCATCGACAAGCTGGACGAGATGAAGAACCACTACGATGTGCGTTCGATCTACAGCATGGAACTTGGCCGTGCCCTTGCCAACCAGTACGACAAGAACCTCATCGGCCTGTCGATTCTTGCTGCCCGAGAAGCGACCACCATTACTGGCGGCAACGGCGGCGGCGCGCTGACTAATGCCACGTACACCGGCTCGGGCATCATCAATGCCCTGTACCTGGCCGCAGCGGCCATGGACGAGAAGAACGTCCCCAGCGAAGACCGTTACGCTGTGGTCACTCCTTCGACCTACTGGACCATTGTGAACAGCACCGGCGGTCTTGCCCTCATCGACCGTGACTTCGGCGGCGAGAGCAACGGTTCGTACTACGACGGCAAGCTGCTCAAGGTCGCGGGCTTTGCCCTCGTCAAGAGCAACAACGCTGCCTCTGTTTTTGGTCTGAACGTCAGTGGTGTGACTGGCCAGAACAACACCTACGGTGGTAACTTTGTTCCGACTACTTGCATTGCTTTCCAGAAGGGTGCAATCGGTACGGTGAAGCTCATGGACCTCGCTATGGAAACGGACTACGACATCCGTCTCCAGGGCAACCTGATGGTCGCCAAGTACGCGATGGGCTCGGGCATCCTGCGCCCCGAGTGCGCCGTCGAAATCCGCACCGCCAATCCCTGATCCGTTCTCATAAATCTCAGGGCCCAGTTCCCCGAAAGGGGCCTGGGCTCTTTCCTGTTACTCTCTTCAGACTTCTTTAGAAAGGTCACCATGCCTATCGTTTTCGGAACCGGCAACAAGCTCGGGGATTACAACGGGTACTTCACCAACTCGCTCAATCAGGAGGGGACTGGAGCGTCTGGATCTACCATGGCCAACAAGTTCCTTCAGGACATGAAGGCCGGTCGTGATTGCCTTGATATTGTCATTGTTGGTGACAGCAATGCTGGTTTCAACAATGCGGGATGGCACTATGGGTGGGAAAAGGCCCTCGTTGATAACGGCGCGCTCCCTTACGCAACGTGCCTTATTCCGTGCATGCACACACCCGCTACTAATGTGCATGCTGGTGCAGCCATCGGGGTGTCATATACCACCGAACAGGTTGGCGGATTCTTTACTGCCGGAAGTGCCAGCGGTGTTCCTCACTCAATCGTTGGATCCTATTGGGATAACGGAGGGGGAACCTTTCGGACTTGGGGTGCTGCGCTTGATTGGAACTACATTGCTTCAGGAACCGGTCAGCAGGCATCAAGCTACACTCAGGTATCTTCCTCATCCCTTCTTGATCCAGCCGCCGCGCTGAAGTATCGGGTTGGCTACGTCAAGTTCCCCTCTGGAAGCGGCCAGTTCTTTCTCAACTGCTACACGCCAAGCCCCTCGGCTGTTGTGACTAGCACCGGGTTCAGCACCTCTGGTGGTACCTACGACCTAAACATCGCAACCCTGAGCGTTGCAGCAAATCCGGCTCGTAACATCAACACCCGCTTTACCAAGTACAGCGCGTTCTATGGGGCCGAGTACGGTGTAACTGGTCCCGTTGGGTTTGTGTTTGAGTCCATCTACCGTGAGCGTAAGGGCTTTGCTGTCAATGTCCTTTACTATTACGGTGGAACATCGACTTCAGACATTTCTTCAGCCATTAGCTCCAGCATCGCTAGTGTAAAGACCTACCTGAAAGAACTCCGCCAGCGTCAGATCGCCGCAGGCGGTACTGGTCGAGTTCTGGTGTTTGCCAACAGCGGCATCAATGATGCCGGCGCAGGTCAGCTTGGGGCATATGCCACGAATGCCAACTCACTCATTGGTAACTTGACTAAGGCATGGGCCGAACTCGGATTCCCCCAGTCTGACCTTGCTTTTGTTATCTCGGTCAGCCACCCAACTCAGTCTAATGACGCCAACCTGACATCGGGCCGCAACCTTGGCAAGTCTTCGGTTGCCTTCGGTCCAGGCGGCCAAGTGACATTTGTTGACCTGAACCAGATGGCACCGTACACCTACCTCAACGGGGCGGGCTTCTACGACGGCGGTGGCACGGCACACCTGACCGCTCCTGGCTATGCTGCCGTTGGTAACATCATGGTCCCCGCTCTTCTGAAGTAAAGGAGGCCTCATGCCCCTGGCACCTACGACAAAGCTTCAGGCCGTCAACACCATGCTGAGTACCATCGGCTCGGCCCCCGTGAACACGATCACGGGAGCTAACTCAGCCGATGTGGCTTTGGCTGTACAGATCTTGGACGAAACGTCCTTGGCTGTACAGTCAGAGGGATGGCATTGGAACACGGAGCAGGACGTTCCGTTTACTCCTGACCAAGCAACCAAGTACATCACGGTCCCTGCAAATGCAATCATGGTTGACGTTGACTCGCCAAACAACCTCAAGGTTGATGTGATCCTTCGTGGTCAGTTGCTCTATGACCTGAAGACTCGCTCCCATGTCTTTGAGGAGGCAGTCAAGGCTACTGTGGTCTATGCCTTGGACTGGGACTTCATTCCCCAAGCAGCCCGGTACTACATCAACATCAAGGCCTCCCGCATCTTCCAAGACCGCATGGTGGGCTCAGAGAAGCACCACACGTTCACTCTCCGTGACGAGATCATGGCTCTGTCGAAGCTTCGTGAGTACGAAGGTGAGACCGCTGATCGCACCATCTTTGACAACTACGACACGTTCCGCGTGATTGCCCGGCACTATCCCCAGGACTTCATGGGCTGATCCATGGCACTAATCACCGTTCCAATCCCCAACATGCTCAATGGGGTCTCCCAACAGACCCCGAGTCTACGCTTTGCCACCCAAGCGGAGGCTCAGGAGAATGCCTACAGCAGCCCCGTGGAAGGGCTGGGTAAGCGACCTCCTACTGAGCATGTGGCTAGCCTTATCGCAGGGAATGCCGGCTCAGCTCACGTTCATGTCATTGACCGTGGCGATGGGATTGAAAGGTACATCCTTGTCCTTCGGGATGATGACATCAAGGTGTTTGACACCAACGGAGTTGAGCAAGTTGTCGTCAAACCCGATGGTGTCGGTTACTTGAATGTTGAGGCTGGCTATACGGCAGAGACTGCCTTCAAGGCTGTGTCTGTTGGGGACTACACATTCATTGTCAACCGAGGTGTTCAGGTAACTCTTGACAATGCTACAACTACTGCCCAAGCCCAGGAGGCTTTGGTGTGGGTAAAGCAGGGGGCCTATAGCACCAAGTACACCGTTTCCGGTGACCTCACTGGCTCGTACACAAGCAGAAACTCTTCTCTGACCAACGGGACAATCGGATCCCCGCAGACTGTTGATGGGGAGTCATTTACAACTGACACCTCTTCAGCCAGCAGTAACTTCATTGCAGCATCGCTGAAAATCGCTCTTACTGGTGGCATCACACCAACCATTACTAGGAACGGGTATGTGATCCACATTACCCAATCCCCAGCATTCTCCCTGACAGTCAGCGACGGCCTATCAGGAAGCGGTCTAGGCTTGGTCAAGGGTTCTGTCCAATCATTCACCGACCTTCCCTCTGTGGCAAAAAACGGCATGGTCGTGGATGTGGAGGGCCTACCTGAATCCGGCCAAGATAACTATTGGCTCAAGTTCACCTCTAAGAACGGTGCCAACATTGGCGAGGGTTCTTGGTCTGAAACGGTTGCTCCTGGCATCAAGTATCGACTGACCTACTCCAAGATGCCCCATGTCCTGATTAGGCAGTCTGACGGCAGCTTCATCTTCAAGGAAGCTGACGGCAGCACCCCACCCCAACCCGGCGGCTGGAGTGGTCCTGGCTATCCTCCAGGAGCTGACTACTCAGTAGCAAAGTGGGCTGACCGGGAGTGTGGAGATGAGGGGACCAACCCAGCTCCTTCCTTCGTTGGCAAGACCATCAACGACATCTTTCTGTTCCGTGGTCGGTTTGGTATCCTTGCTGGTGAGAACGTAATCTTGTCTGAGGCTGCTGAGTTCTTCACCTTTTGGAGGACTACAGTTACCACCCTGTTGGATACCGATCCGATTGACATCGGATCTGCCTACTCATCCATCACGATCTTCCGAAGCGCAATCCCATTTAGTGAGCGTTTGGTTCTGTTCAGCGACCAGGCCCAGTTTGTGATGACGGGCAATCCAAACCTTACTCCAACCACCGCAACGCTCAACATTGTCTCAAACTACGACTGCCTAAACCGTCCTAGGCCGGCTGTGGTTGGCGAGTCAATCTTCTTCCCGTTTGATCGCGGCGGTTATAGCGGCATTCGTGAAATGATTGCCAACCCCGATGACTCGTCTTTGCTGGTTGCTCCCGACATCTCGGCACAGATTCCCAAGTACATCAAGGGTAAGATCATCCAGCTATCCGCCTCCAGCCACGACAACGTTCTGGTTGCTTTGGCGGACGGGGATCAAAGCCGTCTGTATGTCTACCGGTGGCTCAACTCAGGGAACGAGCGGGTTCAGTCCAGCTGGTCTGAGTGGTCATTCAACGGAGGATCGGTCAAGGCGGCCACTTGGTCCAAGAGTACGCTGTTCATGGTGATACAGAGGAACCAGGCTCTGTACCTGGAAAAGCTGACTGTTGAGCCAAATCGCAGGGATACCAATAGCCAGTTCATCACCGCCCTTGACAGACGGTTCAGCCCGGCCCCTGGGAACATTTCCCACAATGCTGGCATTACAACGATCACTCTTCCATACCAAGTTGTCGATGCCACCAAGGTTAGGGTTGTTCGGCAGGCTTCTGTGGCTGGTGGTGTGACCACAGAGGCTGGATATGTGTATGACAGCACGGCAACCAACGGGTCAAACATTATCACGGTTGAGGGCAATCTCACAGGCATTCCCGTGTGGGTTGGGGATACATATACAACCCGATATGAGTTCAGCATTCCCTACCTCAAGGGTAACTCAGACAACGCCCGTGTTGCCTTTGCTGCTGGTCGGTTTCAGTTGAGGAATATGTCGCTGATCTACAGCAACACGGCATTCTTCACCGCAAAGGTGACCCATAAGCTGACCGGAACTCAGTACACTTATACCTACACAGGTAACCTACTTGGGACCGGCTTCGGTATCATTGGGCAAACGCCGATTGTCTCTGGGACATACAAGTTCCCCATTTATGGTAAGAACGACGAGATGTGTGTTGAGCTCATCAATGACACCCACATGCCTAGTTACTTCATGAGTGCCGAGTACGAAAGCTCGTATGACACCCGATCTCAGCGAGGCTAAGGCCTACGTCAAAGCAGCTGAGCCTAAGGACATAGCTGAGGTCGCCCAGGCCCTCCGCAAGGAGGACATTGCCGAGGCTAAGGCCTGTGGCCTAGATGCTGGCAAGGCCCTCTATGAGAGCGCCAGGATGTCAGACTATGTCATGGCCATTATGGAGGGAGAGCAGGCCATAGGCATCTTTGGGGTAGGGTCAACCAACCAACCAGGCACTGGGTGTGTCTGGATGGTCGGTACCCCAGGCATCGAACGCATCTCATACACCTTCCTTCGGCAAAGCCGGGGATGGGTGGATGCCATGAATGACAAGTACCCGGTACTGTGGAACCGGGTCTATGCCAAAAACGAGGTCCACATCCGTTGGCTCAAGTGGCTCGGGTTCAAGATCATTGGACTCGGGGCCTGGGGCCCTAAGCAAGAACCGTTCTACCAGTTCATCAGGATGAAATAACCCATGTGCGTATTCGTCGCTCCAGTAGCAGCCGGCGCAACGGCTGCCACCTCAGCCGCCACTACATCAGCCTTCCTTGCTAACGCTGCCCTGGCAATCTCTGCCGCAACTGCTGTCGCTACGCCGATCATGCAGTATCAGCAGCAGAACGCTGTTGCTGAGCAACAGAGGAAGGTCTACGAGTACAACGAGCAGATTGCTGACAACAATCTGATGCAGCAGTATTCAGCTATCTCCCGCCGGCAGCAGGAAGAGTCAAAGAAGTTTGCCCAGGAGATGAACATCATCAGCCGCCGTGGGGCCGAGGCCCGGTCTACCGCCCTTGTGTCTGCTGTCGAAGGGGGCGTTAGCGGTCTTAGCGTTGATGCCCTTATGGGTAACTACTACCGCCAACAGGCTGAGTATCTCCAGACCACCCAGGACCAGATGCGGGCCAACCTGTTCCAGCTTGAGCAGCAGAAGGAGCAGGCCCGATACGGATATCAGGGCAACGTCCTTAGCATGCTTCCTAGCGCCCCCGGCGGCTCTCTTGCCGGCCTGGGCCTGGGTATCGCTGGTGGCGCTGCTGGTCTGTACTCTGACCTGTACATCAATACCCAGGACCGCAACTCTGTCCGCACTGTCTTCAATGTCAACTGAAAGTAATCATGGCAAAGCAGCGCATCAATCCTGAAGGGGCTCCTGAACGGGTCTTCCAGCCCGTGGCCTCCCCCGTTGATCTGTACTTCCGGCCTAACCTTTCCCAGGTCAGCCTCAACCGATCAGCTCAGATTGTCCAGGCGCTGCAAGAGTTCAGCCCCCAGCTCCAGCGCCTTACGTCTGACTTGGTGGCCCAGAACATCGACCGTGAGCGCAGCGAGGGCACCCTGGATGCTTTGCAGGGCACCGAAGAGCAGAACCTGGCCAAGGCCTCCCAGGCCATCGAGAAGGCCGGAGGTGCCAGCCCCTGGCGCTACGAAGCTTTCCTGGATGCCTTCTCCCGTAAGCAGATGCGGGAAGTGTATCAGCCGGGCATCTATGAGATGATGGATGACCTGTCTGCCGTGAGCAACCCTGACGGTACGCTCCGAGACTCCAAGTATGT